TAAATTTTTGATTTTTGATATAACCAAAAATAATACATCGCATCCAACACCCGATGACTGTACTTTAATTTCTAAGATGGTATATGAATCAATTCTTTAAAGGAGAATACAATATGAAATGGTTAAAAAAGATGTGGTTTAAGATTAAACTACATATTCAATATAAAAAACGATTAAAAGAAATTAAAAAACGAGATCCGTTTATTTACAAATGATTGATTTTTTTGATGAATTAAAACAAGAATGGGATAGAATAGGTGGAAGTTGGCAAGGATCTATTGATGTTTCGAATAAAAAAAATGTATCTTATTTACGTTTAAAGTCAATATTACAATTAAAAGAATATTTAGATTATCAAGATTTAAATGTTTTGGATTTAGGTTGTAATAATGGTTTATATAGTTATATTATAGGAGATAAATTCAAAAAGGTAGTTGGAATTGATGGTTATGAATTATCTATAAAAAGAGCGTTGATAACGAAAAAATTTTTTGAAAAAGATGGTTATAATTTAAATAATATTGAATTTAATACTACAACTTTTGAAGAATATTGTATAAATCCTAAGTATCAGGTAGATGAACCTACTTTTACAGATACTATTTGGAATAGTGAAAAGCATGATTTAATAATAAATTCTGATTTTGAGAATGATAATATAAATGCAATTTTAGCGTGTGAGATTTTATCTTTGTTTGATGATAATCTAATGAATATTCTTAATAAAATACTTGAAAATGTTAAGTTGATTATGATACAATCAAACAATACAAAAGTTGGTATTTGGAATTCGTATAAAATTTCTTTACAAGATGGAATTATTGAATATTTAAAACAACAAGGATTTTCTAAAATAGAAATTGTTTCACCAGGTTTAAATTGTAATTATGTTCCAGTATCTATAGGTGATACTAGTTTTTTTAGGAATCCAGATGGATTATATAATCCTGGAATTATTATAGGTAAAAAATAAAAGTGAAGATATTAGGAATAAACGCATTAAATCATGACGCTGCTATAACTATGATAGAAAATGGTGATTATATATTTGAACAATATAAAGAAGATGAAGATTGGTTTATAGGAGAGGATGATAAACATTAAAGATTTGGGGCTGTTATTGGAAATCGACTGGTGTTATTCGATATTGAAGTGCAGCAGAGATTGAGTATGTCTCGTATAAAAAGACTCACAAACCGAATTGGCGAATTTTCGCTAAACGGGTTGGTAATAGACTGGCATCTATTCGAAATAGATGTTCCAGTTGGCGAACCAGCAATGGCTCAGAACCACCAACCAACTTACGCTTACGCATAAGTTACTGAGTTGTCTAACACTCGGTCATAAAATAAGTTAGACGAACAACTCGCGTGGTAGAGTATAAGAGTCACCAGTTGACAATCTGAACAAATGTCCGATGGTGGGTTTGTTGGTTAACTACCGAATTTGGAAACCAAACAAGCTGTAAATGACTTCGTAGTGAAGATAGACAGGACGGGAGTTCGAATCTCCCCAGCTCCACAAAATGAAAATGGTTATAGTATTGTCAAAAAAAATTGATTTTAACAATGATAGGAGATATTTATCTATGAGTGAATATGATACTTCATATATCGAAAGTAATATTATGAAGAATTTAAAAATATATTTGGGAGTTGGATTAATGGCAGTGCTGTTATTCAACACCTTTGTATGGACAGAGCTATTTGAAAATTATAAAGATTTTCACGAGCAAACGCTTGTGGAATTAAAGGAAGAGAACAATAAACTCAAGAACTTAGTTCAAGAGTTTAAACTGGAGGGATTGAATGTTACTGTTACGATGTATCATCCAGTTTCGTATCAAACTGATTCTACACCGAACATTCTCGCGGATGGAACGCGCATAAGGGTAAATAAAGCTAGTGAATACCGATACATAGCGGTGAGTAGAAATCTTTTGACACGATATGGTGGATGGTTAAATTACGGTGATTTCATATACCTTAAAGGAACTGATGGAAAAGATGGTATGTACCAAGTAAGAGATACAATGAACCCAAGATTTGTAAATAGAATAGACATCTTGGAAACTCCAGGTACACCACAATATAAGTTTACTGATGCTCAAATTATGAAGCATACAGTTGAGTTAGTTAGTGGAGATAGAGATAGTTAAAAAAAAGCTTGACATTGATATAAAAATGTCGTATAATTAAACAATAAAAATTATTAAATAATAAGAGAATAAATGACAAAAAGGTTTTACGAGAAATCGAATATAGCGGATAAGACTAATCCGATTAACATCACATATGGTGAGTTACTAAATAAAAGTGATTCAGAGATTGATGTGTGGATTGATGAACTTCGTACATATGTAATTACACAATGGGATGATAATGGTCAGCCTCCAGTCATAGGACAAAATGAGGACACCATTATTTCTAATTGGAAAAAACTTTTTGGTTACGATGTTAAATCATTCTATATAGAAGATTTAAAAGTAATTAAGAATTTCAATAAGTTTGCCACGGCAGTAAATCAATTCTTTCCAACAATGTTAAAAACAAAAATATCAAGTGGAGTTAGTAGTGATAATGCTACATCCATTTATGATATGTTTAAAGAAGATGATTTACGAGATACTTTTAAGAAAGCAATGTTGAGAGCTTTGTATAAAGATTCAATGTATAGTTTTAGTAAAAGTATTTTAAAGAATGAAGTGGATAGAAATGTCGGTGAGTATTTAACTTATCTGAATAGTAATGATAAGTATGGTATTACTGTAGTACGACAAACTGAAAAACATCCAGTAGATATTAATTCAAAGTATTTGTTATTAAAGGGTAGTGAAGTACAAATGTATTTAACGAATGGAAACTTAACCGAACAGAATGTTCGCACAATAAGTGGTGAGTTAGATAATAGTATTACATTAAAGAATGGTGAGTTAAGATACTATCATTACTATATAAGAAAGTATAAAAGGAATCATAAGATATTTCCTACGGCATTACAAGTGTTTAGATTATCATTAGGACAACCCGCGGTAAACTTCCCACCATTAACTGCTAAATTCTTATATGAACATTTTACAGAACATATTAAAGATGATAAGATTACAGTATATGATCCATCAAGTGGTTGGGGTGGAAGAATATTAGGTGCTATGTGTAGTGATAGAGATATACATTACATTGGTACTGATCCCAATCCAGATAATATTGGACGATATGAGAGAGTAGCAGAGTTCTACAATATTCATTGTTTCCAAAGTAATCCATTTTGGGGGAAAGACAAGCCAAACACTTACGAAGTTTTTCAAGATGGTAGTGAGGTTATATGTGATAATCCTAAGTTTGATAAATATAAAAATTCGTTAGACTTTGTTTTCACAAGTCCACCTTATTTTAACCGAGAACAATACTCACAAGATGAGAACCAATCGTTCAAGAAATTTTCGGCGTACGAAGACTGGAGAGATAACTTTCTAAAACCTACTTTGACTACGGCGTATACTAATCTAAAAAACGATAGGTTTCTTTGTTGGAACATTGCGGACATCAAGATAGGTGAGGACAAATACATTCCATTAGAACAAGATTCAATTGATATCGTAGAGAGTTTAGGTGGAGAGTATCAAGGAATATATAAAATGTTGATGACTCGAATGGTAGGAATCGATACATCTAAAATAAAGAATTCAGTACAAGTAAAGCATCATCCATTACAACGAGGTGGAGATGTTTATAAATTTGAACCAATTTTGGTTTTTTATAAAGGAAAATAAGGTTATGAATAAAACACAAAATGAAATAGATGAATACATAGATGTGATATCTAAAGAATGGACAGACCCATTACCATCACCTATTATTCAAGAACATGAGGGATTCCAAGTTGTAAGAGAAGACTTAATCAATGGTAGTTCTAAAGTTAGAGCAAGTGATTATTTAGTCAGTACTTTAACTGGAGTTGAAGAATTAGTTTATGGAAGTTGTCCTGCAACTGGACATGCTCAGATAGCACTATCAGTATTGGCAAAACGATATGGAAAGAAATCAGTTGTATTTATGGCAGAAAGAAGTGAAGATAATTTAACCAAACAACAAAAACATGCAATCAAAGAGGGTGTAGATTTTCGTTGGGTTAAGATGGGATATCTAAATGTAACGGAAAAACACGCAAGGGATTATGTAAATGAGAACCCAGAGAAAAGACTTCTTGTTCCAATAGGAGTAGACCATCCAGCAGTTATTGCTGGTTATGCCGTTATAGCAAAACGAATGGGAATACAACCAAAAGAAGTTTGGACGGTAGGTTCAAGTGGTACTCTTACGAGAGGATTACAACAAGGATGGCCTGATGCAGATTTTCATTGTGTTGCAGTTGGATATAAAGGTGATTACGGAAGAGCTAAGGTTTATCAATGTCCATTAACATTTCCACAAAATGTTAAGAAAGAAGATGCTCCACCATTTCCATCGGTTAGTAATTATGATGCAAAGGCGTGGAAATATATGAGAGAACACGCTTCACCAGGAGCATTATTTTGGAATGTAAGCGGATGAAGAAAGTAGTTATAACGAGACTTAGAAGTTCAGAATATTATAAAGGTGAACCATTAAATCATATTGTTGATTCTATGTATCATTTGTTGGATAATTTTATTGAGAAGAATGATGATTGGCCACCAACAATGGATACACATAATTGTTCATTACCATCGAGGGAAAAGAGTAGAAAGACTATAAGAGATTATCAAAGAATTAAAGATGCTGATGTATTAATTATACCAAGTGAAGCAGAATTTGCTTATAATATCTATGGTAGAATTTCTAATTTTCAAATGGGAAGAACTTGGGGATTAGTACAATACTTGAGAGAAGCTCTTTTAGAAAATCCTAAACCAAGAAAAGTTATTTTGTTATCAAGTGATAAAGCAGACACAATAGAATTATATAGAGATAAAGTATTTAAGATGATTCCTAATTTAACATTTTATAGAATAGATGAGAGTGAATTTCCTGGTGGTATTCATCATCTAAAATATTTAAACATTAAGAAATTAAATCTTGATACAACAAAGAAAAAAGATTTTGGATATTGGGGAACATCAAAAAGATTTAAAGTTGATATGACTTCAGAGATGAAAGATTATAATATTAAAGATTATTTTAAAGATGGTGAGATAGTACGATATGGTACAGATGGGGCAGAACTAAAAACTAAATTTGTTGAACCAATGTTTATTGGTAAAGAATCAAAAGATAAAAGACATATTATATTGAAACAAATCAATGGTGATGAGAGTATAAGTAATAACTTAATTGGTTATTTTGATGGTTTTAAATACACACATAAATTCGATAAAAATATGACAAACATTTTACCATATATTGCAGAATGTAAATATACATTATGTTTTAATTGGCCTGGACAAGAAGAACATTTAACTTCAAGATATAATGAGGCATTAGCATGTGATACAATACCATTAGTGTGGGAAAGTTATGATTCAAAAAATCAGTTAGTTGCAGATAATTGGCAAAGATGTTTTTCTTTTCAAGATATAAAACATAGACTTAGTACTCCAGAAAATCTTAGAATAAAAAAATTAAAAAAAATAAAAAAGAAGTATGAAGAAGTAACTAAACCTTTAGAATATTATGAAAAAGAATTTAATAAAAAATTAGAAAAACTAATAAATGGAGATTAGAAAATGAAACAGTTAACACCTGAACAAATCCAACAAAATTGGGTTAAACTTCGTGAACTATTAAATAATACATTTAGTGGTGAACGATTAGAAAAGTTAAATCAAATGTATGATTACTTTGAAGACAGGATGGTTATGGCACCAGCAAGTGGTAAGGAACATTACCACAATGCATTCGTTGGTGGTTATGTAGACCATGTACTTCATGTAACTGATTTGGCTTTAAAAATAAATAAGTTGTGGAAAGACAATGGAGCATCAATAAATTATACTGATGAAGAACTTATTTTCGCAGCTATACATCATGACTTAGGTAAAGTTGGTGATTTAGAAAATGATTATTATGTACCAAACGAATCAGATTGGCATCGTAAGAATCAAGGATTAATTTTTAAACACAATGGAGACCTTCAGTTCATGACGGTTACAGATAGAGCAATCTTTCTGTTAAATCACTTTGGAGTTAAGTATTCCGAGTGGGAATATATTGGTTTGAGATTAACCGATGGTATGTATGAAGAAGCCAACAAAAATTACTATGTTGCTTATCAACCAGAAAGACAATTAAAATCTAATATTGCTTATGTTCTTCACCAAGCAGATTCTATGGCAACACATATTGAATATGATGAGTGGAAATATGGAGAACAAAAAAGTAAAGAAGAAGTAAATAAAAAAGTCATCAATATTAAAAAGGCAGTAGAAACTGAAGTTGAAACTAAACTTGGTAGTGGGGATAATGCTAAAGATTTGTTTGATGAGTTGTTTGGAGATAAAAAATGATATTAGAAATACTATTAGGAATTACATCAATTTTAACAGTAGTACTTGGTTGGACAACATACAATCAATTACAAAAGGTAGAGAGGTTGGAAGATTGGGCAGAAGAGTATTCTCAAAAACTAATCGATACTAAAACTACAATGGATTTATTAGATTCAGAAGGTAAGTTTGAATCTGATGATGAGATTGGAACTGTTTTTGATGGAATTAAAAGAGCAATAGATGAACTAAACGAATTAACTGAAAAGGATATTTAACATGCCAAGAAAAGCCAAAAAGGGTTCACCAAGATATTACTTCCATCAGGGAACTGAGGATGCTATCATAAGACATAATAAAGAAACTCGTCCATATATGAGGGAGAGAATTTATAATGAACATATTCGTACACCATTTGAGAAATTGGCAGAGAATATCATTCATACATTTAAGTTTTATTACTTTGATGTACCAAGTGCAGATGTCGTGCATGAGGTGGTTAGCTTCCTTTATATGAACATGCATAAGTTTACTGAGGGTAAGGGTAAGGCCTTTTCATACTTCAGTATTGTTGCTAAGAATTATTTAATTCTACACAATAATAATAACTACAAACGATTGAAACAACACGATGGTGAAGAAGTTACGGATTACAAACGAGATGCAATTTCAGAAGAAAGTGCAAAAGAAAATCGTGAAGTTAAAATTGAGTATTTAACTCAGTTAGCGGATTATTGGAGAAATAATCTTACTACTGTTTTTAAACGGAAGAAAGATTTAGATGTTGCAAATGCAGTTGTTGAGTTGATTGATATGAAAGATAATATTGATAACTTCAATAAGAAGGCTTTGTATATCTTGATTCGTGAGATGACAGGTTCAAACACACAACATATTACACGAGTAATTAATGTGATGAAGAAACACCATCATCAATTACAGAAGTCATATTTGGCTACTGGTTCAATTGAAACAAGATGGACAGGTAGTTGGTTTAATCAACCAAAAAAATAAAAAAAAATCATAAAAAAAAGGGGGGCCATTTACAATTGACCCCCTTTTATTATCTATCCGATATAGTACTACTTACGGAATAAACCCACTAACACTAACAATGCGACGAGTCCAGCGAAACCCGATTCGCCGAAGTTGTTGATTATAGCTGTTAGGTTACCAATAACATTAACACCGAAGATACCAGTTCCAAATATCACTTCGGAAACAGCACCAATGGCAACAAAGGATAATAGTAAATGAGCAATGTCATCGACCCATCCTTTTACGAGTGTTATGATTTCCTTCATGGTTTTTATCTCCCGTTAGTTATCAATTAGTCGGATTTTATACCCGACATTAATAACTATAGTATATATTTCAAAAAATTAATGGGTATATACAAGTGTATATATTTATATATCGGTATTTTTTGAGAATTTGATATTTATTATTGAATCAAATCAATCAAAAATAGGTAATAATATGGCAATCGATTTTGAAGTTTTTGAGGGAAAATCCCTTTCAGATGTATTCAAAGACATCTATGATAATTCAGTAACTAACAAAAAACAATTAGAAGTGTTAATGAAAGAAGTTGTTGGATTCATCAAAGATGGTGATACAGCTGTGCAAATAATTCCAATGCTAAAAGAGTATTTGGAAATCAATGTTAAGAATGATGAACAATTAGTTAAGTTAGCAACAATAGTTCAGAGGTTGGCTACTGCTGCTAAATCAGGTGATTCGGATGAAGAATTCGGTTTATCTGATAAAGAGAAAGAACAATTGATGACAAGTATAGAACATACAGTAAATGAATTACAGGATCATTCAGATAATATAACATCCAAGTTAGATAATTAAATGCCAGTAAAAATGAAAAAGAAGGGTGGGGCACAATCAGGACCACTTCAATCTAATAGAATACAAAATGTAGAATCAACGATGAGACTATTTAAACAATTAGTCCAATCGGAAGAATTTTATGAATTAGAACCAGTAGAAATTTTGGATGTACATTTAGATGAGAGTAAACCATCATTTCCAAAAACATCTGAAGATAAACCAGATTATGCTTTTATTGGTGGGATTCTTGGTAGGTTTGTTTATTCGGAACAAGGTAAGACAATAGATAAATGTAAAAATTTTAAACCGATGAATCCAAGTATAAACAATTTACCAGCAGTTGGAGAGATTGTGATAGGAGTTCAGTATCTTGGACAATATTATTATACAACACAATTAAATGTATTTGGTAATCCTAATTTTAATTCACAACATGGAATTAGTAGATTAAAAAGAAAGAACACACTTAAATCTTTGTTTGGTTTAGACACACCAAATACAGATGATAAAAGTGCTGAACTTGGATATTATTTAAAGAAGACAAAAGATTCTCGCAAATTATTACCACACGAGGGTGATGTAATATTTGAAGGTAGACATGGAAACACTATAAGAATTGGTAGTGATATAAAGAATGAAAATGAAGATTCACCAAATATTATTTTAAATGTTGGACAAAGTAAAGATGAGTTTCCTGAACCAAAACAACCAGTAGAAGAAAAGATTGATACGGATGGTTCAAGTATTTACTTGACTACAAATCAAAAATTAGAGTTTACTCCAGGAATAGAAAGTAAAGTAGTTACAGCTCCATATGAGGGTAAAAATATTTTATTAAGTTCGGATAGGATTATATTTAATACTAAGAACGGTGGAGATATTGGAATGTTTAGTCATAACAATGTCTCTATAGGAGCAGTTAGTGAAGTTGTGATTGAATCACCAGTAACAAAAATTGGTAGTTCAGGTGCAACTGAACCAATGGTGTTGGGTGATAAATTAGAAGCAGTATTGAATGATATTTTAACATTAATAGAAACTGGATTATTGGCACCTACAGGTCCTGTACAAGTTGTTGCAGGACAACCAATATTACAAAAATTAAAAAGTGCGTTAGGTGTACCATCAATAAAAAGTCCAAAGAATACGGTAGAATAAAATGGCAGAAAAAATAGGTTGGGAATTATTTAGAGTTGAATATAAAGCAGCCTTAGAAAAGGGTGATGATGTAGGAACAGCAATTGCTGATTCATATGATAAAGCAGTTAAAACCGCAGTACCTGGTATACCATACTTTGGTGGAACACAAAAAGGACAAGGAAGTGCAACTGTTCCAGGAATAATAGTTAAATCACCATTAAAAAAATTAATGGCAGGAATGTTAAATTGGTGTTTAAAAAGTCCATTACCATTCCCACCATTTTCAGTAGCATTAGATACGGCATTAAAAATATATTGGACTGGAGCCGTTTCAAGTAATATGTGTGTTGTAGTAGTTCCAGGTGTAACTGGAGCATTTATTGACGCAGAAGGAATTAAAAACAAAAGTGTAGATGATTTTATTGACCAATTGATAAAAGCATTTGATACACATTTAAAACAAGTACAGGGAGTTGGAGTTCCATTGGGAACTGTACCAACTGTATTTACAGGCTATAAAGTACCAAGTGGTGCGTAAAGGAGTTAGACATGACTAAAAAAGAGTTAGTAAAAATAATACGAGAAGTCGTTAAGATTGAAGTTAAAAAACAGGTGAACGAGATATTTATAAACGAGGAGAAATCTACTTCTCTAAAATCACTTACTGAAAAAGAGTTCAAAGAACCGATTAGAAAAAAGTATAAGAAACGAGAGAAGGTTACCTATACATCAAATTCAACTTTGAATGATATATTAAATGAAACGGTTGGTGGAATTGAAGGAAACGGCGAAATGGATGAATACCCAACTATGGGAGGCGGAACATTTGATACTGCAAGAGCATCAGAACTATTAGGATATAGTGATACTAATTTTGGTGGTGATAAACAAACACAAAGAGAAGTTGGAGCAGTACAGACTATGAAAGAAGCTGGAGTTACAGCAAATCAAGTTCCAGACCATGTACAAGATGCTTTAACAAAGGATTATAGTAAGTTAATGAAACACGATAAAATGAAGAGTAATAGATAATGCCAGATAACCCATCAGTAGCAGCATTAAATGATGACGAAGATAGTTTCTTTGGATGTACCTTTCCATTAACATATGGAGTAGGTGGAGAGGGATTTTTTCCCCGCTCAACAACATTAAAAGAACAAGCATCATCTAATATAAAAAATCTTTTATTAACAATGAAAGGTGAGAGAGTATCTCAACCTGAATTTGGTAGTGATTTACCTGCAATTATATTTGAACCAATTGATGGTACAATTGGAGAAAAAATTGATAATGCAATTAGAGAAGCTTTAGCAATATGGTTACCTTATATTACAGCAGAAAATATTTTTACTTTACAGGATGAATCCAATCCTAATCAAGTAACGGTTTCTCTTGAGTTCAGAGTAGATACAGATGACCCTGATGCACTTGAAACAATGACATTTAATTTTAATACAGGAGGATAGAATGGCTGTCGATTATAATACAAATCAAAAAGTAGAGAAAAGGGAAGTCCAATATCTCGGTAGAGAATTTAGTGATATAAGAAGTAACTTAATTGAATTTGCAAAATCTTATTTTCCTAAATCTTATAATGATTTTAATGAGGCAAGTCCGGGAATGATGTTTATAGAGATGGCAGCATATGTTGGTGATGTATTATCATTTTATGTTGATAATCAATATCGTGAATCATTATTACATGCAGCAGAAGAAAAGAAAAATATTTATAAAATTGCTCAATCATTTGGATATGAACCTAAACTTTCAAGTCCTTCCACAGCAATATGTGATTTTAGTGTAGAAGTTCCTGCATTACAAGTTGGAGAAACTTATCAACCAAATTTAGATTATGCACCAATATTAGCAGGTGATAGTACATTTTCATCTACTAATGGTATAACATTTAGATTGACGGATGATATTAATTTTAAAGTATCAAGTTCATTAGATGATATGGAACAAGAGATTTCACAATATTCAGATGATACACCATCTCATTTTAAATTAACTAAAAAAGGAATTTGTAAATCAGGAACTAAAACATCACAAGAATTTACATTTGGAAACTCTACTAAATTTGATAAAGTGATTTTAAGTAATGATAAAATAATTGATATTATCTCAATAACAGATAGTAAAGAAGATAAGTGGTATGAAGTTCCATTTTTGGCTCAAGATACTGTTTTTGCTTCAATGGAAAATTCTGATTTGAATAGTCCTGATTTATCAACACATAAAAAGGAATCACCATTCTTATTAAA